AGAAAAGGTAATATATTACAAAGACACAAAGATAGACCTAGCTGTGAAATATCTACAACATTAAACCTAGGTGGTGATCCTTGGCCTATATTTATCGATCCTACAGGGTCTAACAACGTCATAGACGAGTATAAAGGTATACATAAGCCTGGAGCACCTAAAGGGGTAAAAGTAGATCTAAAACCAGGAGATATGCTTATTTACTCTGGTTGTGAGTTAGAGCATTGGAGAGAGCCTTTTCAAGGTGAATTGTGTGGTCAAGTGTTTTTACATTATAATCATGCAGATGGAAGGTTTGCAAAAACCAATTTGTATGATAAAAGACCTATGTTGGGTATACCCAAAACTCGTTGATATACAACGCAATCTAATATAATCTGGAGATCTATGTTACAAAAATTAGGATTTGCACCTGGGTTTAATAAACAAATTACAGAAACTACAGCCGAGGCTCAATGGGTTGGTGGAGATAATGTAAGGTTTCGTTATGGTTCTCCCGAAAAAATAGGGGGCTGGTCTCAATTAGGAGAGAACAAATTAACCGGCGCTGCAAGAGCTTTATTTCATTTAGTTAATAAATCAGGAACTAAATTTTCTATTATTGGAACAAACAGAGTTTTATATGCATATTCAGGTGGTGTATTTTATGATATACATCCTATTAAAACTACAACAACTCTTACTAGTGCGTTTAGCACAACTAACGGATCATCGACTGTTACAATAACTTTTAGTGGCGAACATGGTATAACAGCAAAAGACATAATTCTTTTAGATAATTTTTCGTCAATAACTAATTCTAATTTTTCAGCTTCTGATTTTGATGATAATAAATTTATGGTAACAAGTGTACCATCAACAACAACAATTACTATCACAATGGCATCAAATGAATCAGGATCTGGTGCAACAACATCAGGTGGTATAAGAGTAAAACATTACTATCCTGTTGGACCTGCAGAACAATTACCTGGACTAGGATGGGGACTTGGTCAATGGAGTGGTACTGTAGCAGGAGAAGCAGTAACAACTTTAGTTAGTGGTATTTCATCCTCTGCTACAACTGGAATTACTTTAACCGATGCATCTCAGTTTCCAACTTCAGGTACAAACTTTATTCAAATAGGCACAGAAGAAATATCTTATACAGGTATTACATCAGGCGTTTTATCCGGTGTAACTAGAGGTGTGAGAAACACGACAGCTGCTGCACACAATGGTGGCGATACAGTTACAAACTCTTCGGATTATGTTGCATGGGGACAAGCTGCATCTGGTGACTTAGTAATCGATCCAGGTATGTGGAGTATTGATGGTTTTGGAAGTAAAGTAATTGCGCTTATACACAACGCACAAGTATTTGAATGGGACTCAGATGCAACAAATGCAACTAATAACAGAGCAACAATTATATCGGGTGCACCAACTGCATCACGAGATATGTTAGTATCTACACCTGATCGTCACTTAGTTTTTCTTGGAACAGAAACAACTATAGGAACTCCATCAACACAAGATGAAATGTTTATTAGATTTTCTGATCAAGAAGATATTAACACGTATGCACCGACAGCGACTAACACAGCAGGTACACAAAGACTTTCTGATGGTTCTAAAATTGTAGGAGCTGTTAGAGGTAGAGATGCAATATACATATGGTCAGACACATCATTATTTACTATGCGTTTTGTTGGTGCTCCATTTACTTTTGGTTTTGCACAAGTTGGTACTAACTGTGGGTTGATAGGACAGAACGCTGCATTAGAAGTAGACGGTGCTGCTTATTGGATGTCAGAAAATGGTTTCTTTACATATTCTGGTAATTTAGAATCTATGATGTGTTTAGTTGAAGATTTTGTTTATGATGATTTAAATACAACTGCAAGACAATTAATAAATGTAGGCTTAAATAATTTGTTTGGAGAAATAACTTGGTTCTACTGTACAGAAGGTTCTACTATACTTAATAGATGTGTAACTTATAATTACTTAGACTCTAGACCAAAAAGACCTGTGTGGACAACAGGAACACTGGCACGGGGAACATGGCAAGACTCATCTGTATTTGGTTTACCCCACGCAACAGAATACGATGCATCAAGTAATAGTTCATATGATGTTGTTGGAAACACAGACGGGTGCACAACTTATTACGAACATGAAAAAGGTACAGATCAAATTGCAGGCGGAGCTGTAACAGCAATAACATCAAATATAGAATCAGGAGATTTTGATATTACTCAAAGAATGATAAGAGGGGCTCAAACAGGTATGCCTGATATTAGAGGAGATGGTGAATTTATAATGAAAATAAGAAGATTTATACCAGACTTTATATCTCAAACAGGTAATACACAAATTACATTACAATTAAGAGATTTTCCAAACGACACTAAAACTAGTTCATCACTTGGACCTTTTACTGTAGACTCAACTACAACTAAAGTTGATACTAGAGCAAGGGCAAGACAAATATCTTTGAAAGTAGCAAATACATCTACTTCTCAAAGTTGGAAACTTGGTACATTTAGATTAGACATACAACCGGATGGTAGAAGATAATGGCTAAGATAGTACAAATATTAACCAGACCTAGTCAAGAATATTCTAAACAAGTAGCAGACTCACAAGTTAGAGATTTAGATGCTGTAATACAAAAATTAAACACAACATACCAACAAGAATTAAAAGATGAGGTAGAAGCTCAAAACTTCTTTTTAAATTAATGTCCAATAGTTTTAAAAATAAAAAAGTAGATTTAACTACAACTGATAATACAACATTATATACAGTCCCGACTGCAACAACTACTGTTGTTAAATCATTATTAGTATCAGAAGATGCGGGATCAGGGTCTACAATAACAATAACATTAGTTGATTCTAGTGGTGCTATATTTAATTTATTTAAAGACAAAGCCATAGCATCTAAAGCAACAACAGAACTTTTAACTCAACCTTTTGTAATGGAAGAAAGTGAGGTTCTTAAAGTACAAGCTGCTGACGCGAACGAGCTGCACGTTATGGCTTCAATATTAGAAATACAGCCAAGAGAGGTAACAACATAGTGAAAGATATACCAATATTAAAACCAAAAGAAATAATAGAAACTATTAGCAATCTAAAGACAGGTGAGATATACAAGAACGATGAGGAGTGGAAAGCAAAAGGAATTCCTCAAGAAGATATTAGAAGAGACGTCAAGGTAGTAATGCCAAGCCTTGACTTATTTGGAGAAACTAAATGATATTAGATCCGATAGATCAGAATATAAGAGACCAAGGTTTTAACTTTGTACCATTTGACAGATACCTAGCAGAGGGGTTTCAACCAAAAACATTAGATATGTCGGGTGGTATATCTACATTACCAATGTCATCATTCATGGCCCCACCAATACTAAACATAAATCAAGGTGGCGGAGAAGGTGGAGGCGGTGGAGGCATAACTGCTGGCCCTGTAGATCAAGGTTTAATGACTGCTGATTTTGCTCCAGATCAATCTATGACAGGAACTATGGGTATGACTGAAGAGGAAGAAGACGCTATAAATGCTATGAAGAATCCTGGTTTTACAGGAAAACAAATAGGAATGTTGGGTCTACAAGCTGCGTTTAATCCTCTTGGTGCAATAATTAACACATATAGAACTCAACAAAAAAATAGAGCAGCAGCCTTAGAACAAGCACAAGCAGCAGCTACAGCTGCAAGAGCAGCAGAAAACGAAGCTGCAGGTACAGGTGGTTATCAAGCTGGCTATAGTGATGATTTTATGACAGGCGGTGATTCACAACGTGACGACGCACAAGAAGCTTCTTCACCAGGTTCTAGTGGACCAGGTGGTTCTGACACTATGGGTTCTTTTATGGATGGTGGCATTGTAGACCTCTTAGATATATATGATTGATTATAATAGAAAAAGGCGATAAAAAGGTAAGACTATGGCAATTTCAAGGATGAATATGGAAAGACAATTAAGAGCTGGTGGTGGTATCATGACACTAGACGAGCCAAGACAAGGTTATTTTCTAGGTAAGATTGTAAGAAAAGCAAAAAAAGCTGTAAAGAAAGTTGTTAAATCACCATTAGGTAAAGCTGCTTTAATAGGTGGTTTGGGAGCTTATGCAGGTGGACTTGGTCCTTTCGCAAAATTAAAAGGCGCTGGTTTTTTAAGAGGCACTGGTAGTAATTTACTTTCAGGATTAAAAAGCAGAGACGGATTTTTAGGTCAAATAGGAAATGTGTTTAGAGTTGGTGGTGAGAAAGATGCAGACTTTAGTGCACTAAGATTATTAGGTGGTGGACTTGGAGCTGCTGCAATTGCTGCACCATTTTTAATGGGTGGTGATGAAGAAGAAGTAATAGATGAAAGCACACCATTTAATTTAGCACAACCAAT